GCTATGAACAGACGAGTGATTATCTTTGTATTACTAGGTATTATAGTATTTACACAGGTAGCACCAGTATTCTTAGATGTACCAACAGTTATTCCTACAATAATTAAAGGCACGAGTTTCTTAGGATTCGATATTACACCTGACAAGGTTGAATATATTACAGTTAAAGGAATGTTGAAATTAGATGAAGTCTTTAAATGGACTACTTTAATAGTTGAGTTCTATTTTGGGAGTCAATTAGCAAAAGGATAATATCTTGGGGGTATTATGTACAAAAGAGCGGTTGTCATACCTGACCAGCATTTCCCGATACACGATGAGAAGGCAGTTAAGGTAGTATTAAAGGCAATAAAATTTATAAAACCAGATGTATTTATTAATTTAGGCGATGTTGGGGAGTGGGAATCGGTTTCTGCTTGGAAGTATAAAGGAAAGAAATTACCTCCTTTAGAGTACCAAATGCCGTTAGTGGATGAAGAAATCAAAGCTGTTAATAAACAGATAGATAGATTTGATAAAGTTTTAAAAGAGGTTGGCTGTAAGGAGAAACATATACTTGCCGGTAATCATGATGAATGGCTAGATAGTTTTGGTGATAATCACCCTTACTTAAACGAGTATAATTTTAAAGATGCTTGTAGATGGGAAGATAGAGGCTATAAGTACAGAAGTTATAATGATGTACTAACCATAGGGAAATTAAGTTTTGTACATGGGGCTTACACAACAGTAAACCACGCTAAGAAACATTTAGAAAGTTATGGGACTAATTTAGTTTATGGGCATACGCATGATATACAAAGGTATTCTGGCACTAGTTTACATGATGGTGCTATTTCAGCTTGGAGTATGGGTTGTTTAAAAGATATGTCATCAAGTAAAAACAGATGGCTTAGAGGAAGGTTACATAACTGGAACCATTGTTTTGGGATTGTTACTTGGTTTGATGATGATAGTTTTCAATTAGAACCTATCGAAATTACTAATGGAAAATGCTCCGTATGGGGCAAGATAATTAAATAAGGAGTTATTATGTTAAGATACAATATACCACAGAAGAAAGAAGAGAAGCCAGCTAAGAAGAAGAAGTCTTCTAAGTAGTTGATTTTCCTAGAAAAAATAGTTTATAATACACAAAACGGAGACCTTCAATGACCTTTAGAGAATTAATAAATGAAGTATTAATCAGGTTGAGAGAAGACACCATTGCTACAGACTGGTCTGGTAATATCAATGATTCGTCTACAATAACTGACTATCAGAAAGTTATTGGCTCATTGATTAATGATTCTAAAAGAAATGTAGAAAGCTACCATGACTGGTTGGTTCTAAGAGAAACTGTGGATGTTACTACAGCTAATGGAACAAAGAATTATAATCTATCTTCTGGGCAAGAAATAAAGATAATAGATGTAATAAATCAGGCTACAGCCAATCGTTTAGTCCAAGTCAACCGACAGTACATGAACTCAGTAAAGTACCCCACAGAGGCTACTGGTGAACCCATGTACTATGCTTTTAATGGTGCTGACAGTTCTAACAATCTTAAAATTGATGTTACTCCTATTCCTACTTCTGTACAGACAATATCTTTTGACATAGTTAAGTATCAAGATGAGTTAAAAACCGCATCTACTGTTATTAAAATTCCAGATAAACCTGTTATGTTAGGTGCTTGGGCTAGAGCTATAGCAGAAAGAGGCGAAGATGGTGGAACTAATGTTAGTGTAGCAGCCGCTGAAACAAGTGATGCTATAGGTCAAGCTATTATGTTAGATAGTGGTAATGTTCAATTTGAAGCGGAGTGGTATGTCAGCTAATCTTACTTACAGACCTTTAGATAACATTGGTGTTAATGGCCTTAACACACAAGCTAACCCAGCAGCTTTAGATGCTAGCTGGTTAACAGATGCTACTAATGTTGTATTAAGAGAAACAGGTAGAATATCTTTTAGAAAAGGATTGAAACAAAATGTATTGTCCAATACCTTTGGTGCTAGCTCCGCTGCTTTACCTATAGGAGCTGTTGCAGAGAACAAAGGGGATGATGCTATACTCGCTGCAATTGGCGGCAATATGTACACAGTTGATTTTACAACACCTAGTACACCTTGGACTAGTTCTTTCTCTACAGGGGCTTCCTCTTCTGATTGGCAGATGATTTCTTTTAAGAATGAAACATATTGTGTCCAGTCTGGAGCAGCTCCTGTTGAATATGATAATGGTACATGGTCCTTATTATCTACTTCTACTGGTTATAACGCCCCAGCTGGAGTGACTACTTTTGACCCTAGTTGTGGAATGGGTTACTACGGAAGGTTATGGGTAGGTGGTATTACAGAAGAGAAGGATGTAATTTATTATTCAGACACTTTAAATGCCCATAAGTGGAGTTCGGGAGCTGCTGGTGCTATAGATTTAAAAACTGTATGGGGTAGTGATGAGATTGTAGCCATAGCTCCTTTCTATGGACAGTTAGTTATTTTTGGTAAGAGAAATATTGTTATATATCAAGGAGTTACAGACCCTAATACAATGTCTCTAGTAGAAGTTATTAGAGGAATAGGATGTGCCTCAAGAGACACAGTACAAGCAGTTGGTGATGATTTATTATTCTTATCTAATACTGGTTTAAGGTCATTATCCAGAACTACAGAATTAGATAAAGTACCTTTAGTTGATTATTCAGTAAATATCAAAGATACTATAATAAGAAATACAGGACAAGATGTAAACTCTAAAGCTATCTACATAGAAAATGAGGGGGTTTATGTATTAATATTCCCTAACATTAATGTTACTTATGCTTTTGATATGAAACATTTAACCCCTAACAAAGTACCTAGAGTAACTAAATGGTCTTTCAATGGAACTAAGATACCGTCCAGTTTTGCATACACAGAGTCCAAGGGTTTGTTGATAGGACAGGAGGCGGGTTCTATTGCCACTTACGAGGGTTATTATGATAAAAACTATGTAAGTGCAGGGGTGTACACTAATGTGTCTTATACAGTCAATTTTAAGACTATATGGATTGACTTAGGTCAATCGGTAATTGCTTCTCTTTTAAAGAAAATGATAGCAGTATTTGAAGGAGGTTCAGGTTTAACTATAGGTGTACAGTGGTATAAAGACTTTGGAACAATACCTTCTAAATCTTCTACTTTTTCTCTTAATCCTGTGTCTTCTGGTATTTCTTACTTATTTGGGAGTGCTACGGCTTTATATGGAACAGCTAAATACGCACCTTATTATTCTCTGAAGGAGTACAGTGTACCGTTATCAGGCAGTGCTAAATACTTCCAACTAGAAGTAACAACAGAAACAAACGGTCAAGTAGCATCGCTACAAGATATGACTTTATTATTTAAACAAGGAAAAATACGATGAGTAATTATACAAGTTTTGCTGTTAATTGGAGTGGTAAGGATGCTTTATCGGATTCAGACCCAACTAAAATAATATCAGGTGCAGATTTTAATTCTGAGTTTACAGCAGTACAGACAGCAGTAAATACAAAAGCAGACACTAATGGAGATGCTAGTGAGGCATTTAGTGCTTCAACAGCCATCTCTGGGACTAATACAACACAGGTAGCTACAACAGCTTTTGTAACAGATGCTACTTCTAAAGCTACTATAGCGGATATTGTTTATCCAGTAGGTTCTTTATTCACAACAACAGCAGCTTACGCAGATTCAGCAGCTGTGGTTGCAGTAATAGGAGGAACAACTTGGTCATCATTCGGTGCTGGTAAAGTTCTAATAGGTGTAGATTCTGGTGATACAGATTTTGATACAGTAGAGGAAACAGGTGGGGCTAAAACAGACTCTCATGCGTTAACTGTAGATGAAATGCCAGCTCATAACCATATAGCACCTAATAAAGATTGTGCAAGTTATGGAAGTGTATACGGCACAACAACCGCAACAGTTAATACTTTTTGTGATACTAATGGTGTCACCTCTACTTCAGCACCTAATACTAGTACAACTGGTGGTGGCACAGCACATAGTCACTCAACAGTACAACCCTACATAACAGTATATATGTGGAAGAGGACAGCATAATGAATATAAATAAAGGAGAAAGATAATGTGGGCTGAATTAGCACAATTAGGAGCAAGCTACATACAAGGTAAGGCTGCCTCTGACGCTTCAGAAGCGTCTCGTCTAGCGGGAGAGCAGTTGTGGAAACGCTCTCAGCCTTGGGATGTTGGAGGGATGTTTGGACAAGCAAAGTTTGATTCAGAAGGTAATAGGTTAGATTTTGAATTATCTGATGAGTGGAAACAACAATATGACCAACAACTTATGGATGCGGATGCTCAAAAAGCATATATCTCTGAGATGGAAGCAGACCCTATGGCTGCTGGACAGAAGTTCTATGAAATGCAGAAACAGTTATATGCTCCAGAACAAGAAGGTCAGAGATTAGCTTTAGAGAACAGGCTGTTAGGACAGGGTATGTTAGGTTCTACTGGAGGTGCTGGACAAACTGGAGCATTACGACAAGCACAAGGACAACAAGATTTACAAGCACAGTATGCTGGATTACAACAAGCACAATCAATGATTGATACTTACAGAGGGAGACAAGGTGCTGCGTTACAAGCTGCTCAGGGTATAGGGGCTTTAACTGAAGGATACGGAGATATGGGTGCTGGTATAGGACGAGGTTTATCTGTCGCTGCCGAAGCAGCAGCTAAAATAGCTTCAGATGCTGCTCAAGCAAAAGGTGCTACTATGAGTACAATAGGTAAAAATGTAGGCAACCAATTTGGTGGATTGGTAAATAGAGGTGGTGGGTTTTTAGATTCTGGTAATTTCCCCAAGTTTGGGACTAACACAACTGGAGCCAAAACAGGTGGTTTATTATATGGACAATCACCAATGATGGATATTAAAGTTTAGAAAAGGAGATAAGATAATGGCATTTACACCAGCGGGTATGTTTTATTTAGGAGATGAGGACTTTGGACCGGGGATGGACAGGCTAGGAGCCGGTGTTCGTAGTATGGTAGGAGTCCAAAACGAAGATGAGGCTATAAAGGCTTTGGCTCAAAAGTGGGATATTAACGATATAAACCAAAGAGGACAGTTTTTTGATGCTGTTAATAAGATAAACCCAGAGAAAGCAAGAGAACTAATGGCAGAGGCTGTAGAGTATGACAAAGGTGTGGCTGGTAAAGAATTTAAAGAAGCACAGATTGCTGAAAGTAGAAAACCTTCAGCTGCTTCTGTTAAAGGGATAGCTTCTAGAGTTGGTAATTTTATATTAGGAGAACCTATTGCGCATTGGTATCCTTCAATTATGGGGATTAATTATGACCCAAGCGTAACAGGGGCCTCTACAGAATTAACACGATTTAAAGGGAAAGTTAAAGCCTTCCAAGATAATTTTGCACTCTGGTTAGCAGAGCAAAACTTAACTAGACAAGATGTAGCTATGTACCAAAAAGACACAAAAGAAAGAGCTAAGTTATTAAGTATTTATGCGGAGAAGCATGGTGATGAGTTAGCTAGAATTATATCTAGACAACTAATTAGTGCAGACCCTAGTAATGGTATGAATGTACCTACAAACCAAAGTACAACCGAGTCTACTACTACAAAAACAGTTGAGCCGGAAGATTATGGTTATGACAAAAAAGACTTTCATCTATGGCTTGGTAAGTGGCATTGGAATGCTGGCCCCAACCAAGGAAAACCATTAGAAGACACTATAGTAGAAGATGCTCAAAACCAAGCCTTTGAAGTTAATAGTAGTGTTTTTGGTGGTAATTAATTTAAAGGATTAGTTAATGTCAACAGAATATGTAGAGGGATTAGGTTATATAACCTTTGACCCCAACAAAACCAAACAAGAAAAAGAAGATACTATTGCGTATTGGAAAGCAACAACTCCAAAAAACATTAGATTGGATTTTGCAAAAGGTTGGAATGATGTTGAGTCTATAGCGTATAGAGCTTTTGAAAAGGCTTTTTTGAATACTGAAGAAGAAGAAAAGAATCAATGGTTTGAAACCCAAATTAAAAATATTGGTGATATTGTAGGTTTTACAGACTCTATAGCATTAGAGAATTATTATACCAAAATCAAAAAATCACGAGAACTCACTAAAGATGAGCAAAAAACTAGAGAGTCTAACATGGCTGTTATGACTGAATTTAAAAACGATATGTTTTATGCGTATGAAAACAATTCTGGAGATGTAACAGAAGTCCAAAAGAAATATGGGTACGACCCTGAAGATGTAAGTGTGTGGGATGGGTTACAAGATATGATTGAGAATCCTGAATACACAATAGGTTCATTAGCTGCAATGTTAGCAAAAGACCCAGAATTACTATTACTTGGTTATTTAGGAGTCCCAGCAAGAATAGCTGCGGCTAACAAAAAACTTATGCAAATGGCAAATCTAGCTACAAAAATTAAACCTAAGTATATAAAACGATTTGAAAATACTTTAGGTCGTGGTGTTGAGGGTGCAGCCTATGGTGTTACTTATGAGGCTCTACATGATTTAACTTTTAATGGTCATATAAACCCAGACAATGTAGAGAGAGGGGCTGCAATGGGAGCTTTAATGGGTTCTGCTTTTGGTGCTGTAACTAATGTATCAAAAGGCCCTTTGTTAGATAGATTAAACTCAAGGAAAGCTCAACAAAAAATGTGGGATGGCGAGTCTTCGTTTGAAAATGTAATAATAAATGGTGAGTCTGTGATAAGACCAAAACCACCACTAATCGATAGGCCAACCAAAACAGGTGAGCCATTACAACCACCTAAAGTTGCTGGTGAAGAGGTTGTTATACCCCAAAAACATAAATCCTCTGCTATGCCAGAAGGTATTAATTATAAAAACAGGTATGAGTTTTGGTTGGAAAGAATGAAAACTCAAGAAAGAGAAAATGTAAAACCTGTTATTGAAGAAGCAAACCCTTTACATTCTAAAAAAGGTAGAACACAAGAAGAGATTAAACAAATAGAAGCTAGAAGAAAAGCTAATACAGAAATGGCTGCTAAAGAATCTGAAGCCGGTATTGTTGGAGAAATAAATGGTTTAGCATCTACCTTAATGAAAAGAAATCCTAATATGAAGATAGGGGAAGCAAGGGCAGAAGCAGCTTTAAGATTAGGAAGGGATAGACTATTTGATAAACCACCTAATGAAAGTCAAGTGGCTTTTAGTCGTAGACTAGAAAGAGAAAAAGGTAAACAAGATATAAAAGATAAAAAAGAAACTCCTCCTGTGGAAACTTTTAAAGAAGGATTGAGAGAGTCTACTGAAATCTCAAGACTGCCTGTTGAGGGAAGTTCGTTAGTAAAAGCTGGGCTTGTTGGTTCAGCTGTTGGATATTATAGTTTTGATGAGAACCCTATATTTGCTGCTGTAATAGGAGCTGGACTAGGAGCATTAACTAGAGGTGCTTTAAAGAATGTTAACGTAGACAAAGCAAGGATGAAACTATCTGTTTCTAAAAAAGCACAAGCAAGCAAGATAGCCTCTGAGAAGTTAGAAGCCGAAGCTACAATGACAATTAAAAATATCAAGAGAGAATTTACAACAGAAGCAGAACAAACAAGTTTTTTATATTCTATAGAAAAAGGTAAAAAATCTAAAGAATATCATAATATGACAGAATCCCAAAAAAATGTTGTCGATATGTGGAATGATATCATGAAAAAATTTAAAAGATTAGCTATAAAAGCTAATGTATTTGAACATGGTATTGAGGGTGAATATGTATCCCACATATTTAAAAACAAGGCAGAAATATCTGAAACTTGGAAGCAACAGTTTGGTGATATATTAAAAAGTAAAAGTAAATTTGGGCATCAAAGAAAACTTCTTGAAACAATAGAAGAGTTAAAAGCAAAAGGACATGATGTTGTTACAGACCCAATAGAGATATTAAATATATACACACACTCTATGACTAAAGCTATAACTGGTAGTTTATTAACTAAAAGTTTAATGAAGTCTGCTGTTATTAGTGGTAAAAAACAAATAGGTGCTATTATTCTACAAACCGAAAAAGCATCAGAGGGTCTTTCTAAAAGATTAGGTTATGAAACAAGTAACTTACCAGCTTTAAGAGATAAATGGATTCATCCAGAGATATTAAAATCAATAGAGGATTTTTATAGGATAGATACTGGTCACCAAGGTTTTTTTCACAAAACCTTAGTTGTGAATAATGCAATGAAAAGATTGGCTGTTTCTGCTTCTTTCTTCCACGCTCAAGCATTATTATTATCGATGTTTTATTCTGGTGCTATGCAGGGTATGCTGACCCCACCAGGTAGAGTTAGGTTGAAAAGAATTAAAGATGCAGTAGAGGGAAGATGGGAAGATGGTAGATTTGTAGAAGCCGAGTTAATGGCAGAGCTAGCAGAGCATGGTATTCAAATTGGTCACATGAAAACCGCTTCTGAAACAAATCCGGGATATGGGACAATTAAAAATTGGTTCGACAAATATCTTCCAAGAGTTAGTAAGGGCCAAGACATGGTAGACTTCGCAACTTGGGACTTTTTACACGATAGAGGGAAAATGTACTCATATCTTCTACACAAAGAAAGAGCTATGAGTAGAGGAGTAGGTGCAAAAGAGGCTGGTGCAAAAGCTGGTCAATTTGTTAACGATGCGTTTGGTGGACAAAACTGGAACAAACTAGGGTTAGAGTTCCAAGAGAAAGCATTAGAGAATCCTAATTCTTTAAAAGGAATAATGTATGATTACCTTGCTTTAATGACTAAACCCACTAAATTAAAATGGGCTAACCTTGGTATCTTTGCTCCAGACTGGACTGTATCTAACTTTAGAATCGTATTCAAAGGCTTTACTCAAGGTAAACAATTAGCTGAAAAATTAGTAAAAGGTAAAAAACTAAATCCTGTAGAAAAAGCAGAGTTTAATATGTATTCTGGTTATTTAGTTAGGTCTGCTGTTGTTACAACAAGTTTAGCGTTTATGATGCATAAATTTTTTGCAGACGAAGATAAAGAATTTGACGTTATGGAATTTTGGAAAACAGGTAGATTAGATATAGGGAACGGTCAACAAATGGTTGTGTCTAAACAGATAGCTGAACCTATGCACTGGTTGACAAATCCTGTTCATACGGGGTGGAATAAGAGTGCGGCTGTACCTAAAATGGTAATAGAATTACTTGCCGGAAAAGAATATGCGTCATTTAAACATGGTTCTTTAATTGGTCCACCGTTAGACTGGGACGACCCTAGAGCAGTTGTTGGTTATGGATTAAGTAAAGTAACTCCTATTTCTTTAGGCTCAATAGAAACTACAATAAAAGATAAAATAATCAAAGATGAAGATATAGACTACGGAGAAACAATTAAGAAAACATTTGCTGGAGCTACTGG